CGCTCACATCGACATGATTCAACTCTTCGCTTACATCGAAGAGAACTTTGGCACTGAGGTTGGCACCGCTGCTCTCAAGGCAGGTGCTGATCACATGGGTTATTCTTATGCTACTATCGTTAACCGTATGGAACCCTATAAAACTGGTCGTGGTAAGTGGAACCTGACCGTTGAAGAAGCACGTGAGCAACTGGAAGAAATGGTTGCTCCTGAACGGGAAGATCGTAACCTCGTTCCTCAGAAAGATGACGGTTTTGTCCCGTTCGGTAACTTCACTGACGTGAAGAAGATCATCAACTCTGGCATTTTCTACCCTGTGTTCATCACTGGTATGTCAGGAAACGGCAAGACTTTCTCTGTTGAGCAAGCATGTGCCACCCTAAATAGGGAGTTGATTCGTGTGAACATCACCATTGAAACCGACGAAGATGATCTTATTGGTGGTTTCCGTCTTGTTGATGGTAACACTGTTTGGCACAATGGACCCGTTATCGAAGCTCTGGAGAGGGGAGCTGTGCTGCTTCTAGACGAGGTTGACCTGGCATCTAACAAGATCATGTGTCTCCAGAGCATTCTGGAAGGTAAGGGTGTCTTCTTGAAGAAGACTGGTAAGTACATTCAACCTGCTCCTGGTTTCAACATCATCGCCACTGCCAACACCAAGGGCAAGGGTTCTGATGATGGTCGCTTTATCGGCACTAACGTTCTCAATGAAGCATTCCTTGAGCGTTTCGCTATGACTTTTGAGCAGGAATATCCTACCCCTTCTGTTGAGGCAAAGATTCTCAGTAAGATCTGTTCTGATGATGAGTTTGTTTCTCGTCTGGTTGACTGGGCAGACATCATCCGTAAGACCTTTAATGAGGGTGGCATCGATGAGATTATCAGCACCCGTCGTCTGGTTCACATCGTCAATGCTTACAAGATTTTCGGCAAGCGTATGAAGGCAATTCAATCTTGTGTCAATCGCTTCGATGATGAGACTAAGGAATCGTTCCTTTCTCTCTATGAGAAAATCGACGACAAAGTGGAGGAATCTGATGACAACTGACACTGAGTTCCACGGTTACCGTGGTTGTATTGCCGTCCTCAAGGACGGTCGATCTGTTAAAATCCTTGATGGTGATGGTCTCAAACTTTACGTTCAAAGCATTGACGGAAAAGTATTTGAGTGCTATCATGATCAATTGGAAACCATCTTTTCTGAATAATATGAGTTTCAAATATAATGAAGATACGCTCCTACAGGAGCTTCGTGATTACATTGCTGGTACATACAACCAGCATTATTCTTCTGGCAACGACAGTATTCAAACGCTAGACCTGATTGAAGCATGTGGAGATGCTGAGGCATTTTGCCGTAGCAATATTCTGAAGTATGCTTCTCGCTATGATAAGAAAGGCACTGCCCGTCGTGATATCATTAAGATCCTACACTACGCTTTGCTCCTACTACATTTTTCTGACAAAACCAACGTTACTGAGGAGTATCCTAATCGATGAGTCAACTTACACTTACGCCCCAAACTAGTTCTGTTCTGAAGAACTTCTCTACGATCAATAGTTCTATTATGATTCGTGAGGGCAATGTGTTGAAGACAATCAGTGTCGGTGAGAACATGATTGCTCAGTATACATCTCCCGAAACGTTTCCTAGGACTTGTGGTATCTATGACTTGAGTCAGTTCCTGATGGGTCTGTCTCTCTTTGAAGATCCTGGTCTTAACTTTGACAACGATGAGTATGTCACTATTCGTGGTGGTCGTCGCTCTGCTAAGTATTACTTCTCCGATCCTGAGATCACCCTGAAGTCTGCTCCAGAACGTGACGTTCGTTTTCCTAGTGCTGACATGGAGTTTTCCCTATCTTCTGAAGATCTGGTTCAACTTCAAAAAGCATCTGCTGTTTATAGTCTTCCCGATCTTTCTTTTGTATCTACGGAAGATGGCACTATCAACCTGAATCTGTGTGACAAAGAGAATGACACTGCTAATGCTTACACTCAAGAAATTCAAGGAACCTCTACTGGTGCCTATGAGTTGTTCTTGAAAGTTGAGAATCTGAAGCTCTTCCCTGGTGACTACAGTGTGAAGATCTCCAGCAAATTGATTACCGAGTGGCGTCACACCAATCTCGATCTTGTATACTATATTGCTCTAGAGCCTTGATTATGAAAAAATTTCTTTGGGTTGAACAGTACCGTCCCACTAAAATTGCTGACTGTATCCTTCCAGAGAATATCAAAAAGTCTTTCCATGGATTTGTAGAACAGGGAGAGATCCCTAACCTGCTTCTCGCTGGAACTGCTGGTATTGGAAAGACTACAGTTGCCAAGGCACTGTGTGATGAGATCGGTGCTTCTTACATCGTCATCAACGGATCCGATGAGGGACGTTTCCTAGACACTGTGAGGAACCGTGTGAGGCAGTTCGCTACAACGGTCTCCTTGACCGCTGGAGGCGCTCACAAGGTGGTCATCATTGATGAGGCAGACAACACCACTAACGATGTTCAACTGTCTCTCAGGACCGCTGTGGAGGAGTTCCACAACAACTGTCGATTTATTTTTACATGTAACTTCCCTAACAAAATCATCGAACCACTCCACAGTCGCTGTACGGTGGTTGATTTCAAGATCAACGGTGATTCTGCTGTACACCTTCAGGGACAGTTCTTTGTTCGATTGAAGGAGATCTTGGATGAACAGGAAGTTAAATACGAGGACAAGGTTCTCGCTAAGGTTGTCAAAAGATTTTATCCTGATTGGCGTCGTCTTATTAATGAGTGTCAGCGTTATGCTGCCTCTGGGGCAATCAACTCTGCTATTCTTGCTGATGTGGCTGATGTCAATATTGACAGTCTGGTTGCTTCGCTAAAGAATCGTGAGTTTACTATTGTTAGGAAGTGGGTTGTTGACAATATCAACAATGACCCAACTACCGTGATGAGAAAACTCTATGATGTACTTTATGACAAACTTAAGTCATCATCTATTCCAGAAGCAGTTCTAATTATTGCTAAGTATTCTAGGGACATCCATATTGTTCCTGATCAAGAGATCAATCTTCTGGCATGTCTGACTGAGATCATGATGAGTTGTGAATTCAAATGAGTAAGTATGTTAAAAAATATCCAAACGGATATGTAGATAAGTGGGGCAATTTTCATGAAGTGGCAAGAGGAGATTCTTCTCCTGTCATTGGGAAATCTGGTCCCCGTCCAGAACTTCGTAGACCTGTTTATGGAGTTGGAATTAATGACGTTATGATTCCTTACTTTACAGAAACAAGAACATGGAGAACCTGGGCTGGTATTATCAGGAGAACTGATAAAAGAGACATGAAGTGGTTGACTACAACAGGAAAAGAACAGTACATTGACTGTACCTTGGATCCAGTGTGGTTTAAACTTTCTGTATTTAAAGAGTGGATTGAACAATGGGATGACTTTGAAAACAAAGAGATCGACAAAGATCTTTTGATTCCTGGTAACAAACATTATGGACCAGACACTTGCTTAATGGTTCGACCTGTTGTTAATGCCTGGTTCAAAGTCAAAAAACATGGTGGTGGTTCTTTGCCGAGAGGAGTTACTATAAACAGTAGATATAGAGAAGGTACTAAACAAAAACCATATCGTACTCAGATTACTCCTATTGGTGGTAAGAGAACAGCACTTGGGTATTTTAATACACCAGAAGAAGCAGCTGCTGTATTCGAACAAGCAAGAAGAGAACAAATTAAAGTTCTTATTGAAACGGAAACAGATCCTAGAGTTAGGAATGCTATGATTAATGCCGAATTTAAATGACAGTTAAAACTACACCAGAAAATGTAGCAGAAGCACATGAAGCGTTGTTTCATGCTACAATGAATCTACCTGCTGCTGCCGCTCATTGTGGTATGACACAGAAACAATTGAAGTTAACCTTTTGGGAATACCTTAAATATCATGCCCCAAACTATGAAATCATTGAAGACACCCTTGAGGTATCCAGGGGGGAAGAGTCGTGCCCTGAGTAAACTCTTTCAATATATCCCAGACCTCAAAGAGTATAAAGAATATCGTGAACCATTCTTGGGAGGTGGTTCTATGGCACTCGAAGTGACCAAGAGATATCCTCATTTGGACATCTGGGTCAACGATTTGTACGAACCACTGTATAATTTTTGGAGAGAACTCCAGGATCACGGACATGAAATTAAGGACATCCTGCTCCAACTTAAACAAAGGCACCCTGACCCCGCTTCAGCAAAGCAACTCTTTCTGGATGCTAAAGAATATCTTTCAGGGTCCCCCACTACTAGCAAGTTCCCTCCATATAATGAAAGTATATGGCGTGCTGTTTCTTTTTACGTTGTTAATAAGTGTAGCTTTTCTGGTCTTACTGAGTCTTCGTCTTTCTCCAAACAAGCAAGTGATCAAAACTTCTCCCTCGCAGGAATCGAACGATTACGTGACTATCAAAAACTGATTGGCAATTGGAAAATTACTAACTTGTCTTATGAACAACTCCTTAGCGATTGCAAGCAGACCTTCACTTACCTCGACCCCCCATATGAAATTGGAAGTAATCTATATGGCAAACGGGGGAATATGCATAGCGGGTTCAACCACGACCATTTTGCTATCAAGTGTGATCGGTTTGTTGGTCCTCAACTTATATCTTATAACTCGTCTCAACTCATTCGTGAGAGGTTTAA